TTCAAGATGCAAGATTGACATATAAATAATTGAGGACACGCTGTCCTAAGAAAATATGTTCAATACAACAATACACATTAATACGGAGAAATAAAATGGTAGATTTTGCACGGCTTAAGGCAATGCGCGGTGAACAGTCACTTTCGGCTCTGACATCAGAGCTTGAGAAGCTTAATGCTAAGTATGAGCGCAAGAATGACGAGCGATTTTGGACACCAACTGTAGATAAGGTTGGCAATGGTTATGCAGTCATTAGGTTTCTTCCTGCACCGGGAGATGAAGAAGTTCCCTTTGTACGTATCTTTGATCATGGTTTTAAGGGTCCATCTGGTTCTTGGTATATTGAAAACTCTCTTACTACAATTGGACAGAAAGATCCAGTTAGTGAAGTAAATTCGGCTCTTTGGAATTCTGGTGTAGAGTCTGATAAGGATACTGCACGTAAGCAGAAGCGTCGTCTTCACTTTATCTCTAATATCTATGTCGTTGAAGATCATGGAAATCCAGAGAATAATGGTAAGGTTTTTCTATTCAAGTATGGTAAGAAGATCTTTGATAAGTTGAATGAGGTTATGAATCCTCAGTTTCCCGATGAGAAGCCGCTAAATCCATTTGACTTCTGGGAAGGTGCAAATCTTGCACTTAAGATTCGTAATGTTGAAGGATATCGCAACTATGATAAGTCAGCTTTTATGAATCTTTCAGTACTTCATAAGGATGATAGTAAGCTAGAGATGATTCACTCACAGGAATACTCACTACAGGAATTCTTGAAGCCGTCTAACTTTAAGACATATGAAGAGCTTAAGGAAAAGCTAACCCGCGTACTTTCAACTCCTATGGAAGGACGCACTTCAAATGTTATGGAGCAGGAAGATACTATTGCTCCTCCACAGTCAAGATCGCGTGTTGCTCCATCTCCGGTAATGGATGAAGCAAGCGAAGAAGATGATGATCTTAATTTCTTCCGGAAGTTAGCTTCCTAAAATAGAAAAGGGCCAGATTAATCTGGCCTTTTTTTTATCCTGCTGGATTATAATCTGGTGCTGTATTCATACCAAATAATTCGCTGAGTATCTTCTGCGAAGGTAGAGCTGGTGGAACATTATTATTTTGATACGCGTCTCGCGCAAATGTTGGGTTTGATGCACGTGTATTACTGTCTTGTTTATTTATAGCATTAACAAGACTTCCAAACATGCTAACCATATCCATTGGAGATTGAGGTATTGAGCCGCCGCCTATTAAATTGCTTAATAGACCAGCATTCTGTCCTAATCCTGGAGTACCAGCCATTCCCAGCGGTCCAGGAATCTGTGCTTTAGAAGTTTGTACAGATGAAGACATACCACGTGATGTTGCACCCATTCCCTTTGAATTTATACCACCAATATTTCCCAAACCAGTCTTTAATTCAGCAAGACTGCCTTCAAGTGATGCTGCTGAACCGCTTGCACCTGCAGCACCGCCTGTCTCAGAAGTCTCAGATTTTGTTCTAGCCGCGGTTGCATCATATTGTCCCATTTGACCAGACATGTGCGCTTGTAAAGCACCTGCAGCCCACTTAGGAATTGAATTTGAAGTATAATCTGGACCCCACACTCTACGACTTTCTGTATCTAAATGCACAAAACCAGGTTTGTATACACCTATTCCACCGATGCCAGCTTTAGATGCAATCTCTACAAGTTTTAATGTTTTAACCTCATCACCGCTAAAGGTGACATCTACAGCATTTGCTCTCGTATGAGCTGAATCTTTAGCGCCGCCTACTCTTTTATTCTGTGCTGGATCTCTGTAACCGCTGGACACATCGAGCTTGCCAAAACTAGATTCAATTGATGACAGTTTTTCAGCCATACCTTTATTGACACCTGGAGTACCTGGAGTACCTGGAATACCTGGAATACCTGGAGTACCTGGAGTACCTGGAGTACCTGGAGTACCTGGAGTACCTGGAGTGCCTGAAGCACCTTGAGCGCCGCCTTGACTATAATCTTTGCCAGCCCCTGCAACTGGTTTATTAAATGTTTCTCCAGGCATTGCTACACCTTTTTCTACAGGTACAGCATTTGGCGCTGAAGTGCCCTCTGGCGCCATTGTAGGTGGAGTAGCTACAGCTGTGGCTGTTGCATCGCTGCTTCCAGAAGCAGCTGTCTGCTGATTATTTTTGCCAGAGCCAAGTTTAAACGTTCCTTCTTCCATAAACTTTTTGTAAGTATCACGCTTTTTGGACCAGCTGTCTCGGCTACCAGCCACAGCACGTAATTGATCTTCAAAATTTGCAGGCGAACCACGTTGCTGCATGAAAGCAATTGCTGCTTTTGCTGCAATTTTAGGGTCTAACATTGCGTCAGGATCAGCTATTAAATCAACTCCAATAGCTTTGCTGATTGCTGCATAATTAGATTTTCCTGTAATTTGAATAAAACCGCGTCCTCGATATTTCCAGCCATCACCTGGCTGATCATTTCCCAAACCTTGCGCGCCTTTGTTTTTAGTTTTATATCCATATACTTCTTCGGCGACGGCTTCAGGACCTTTTGATGTGATAGCTTCCCAGCCGCCTGCAGGCTGGTACTTAAATATTTCTTGGGCTCGGGCTGCGCTATAATTCATATTTTCAGCAATTGATTGGAATCCACTTTCACCAACTGTAATTGCAGCTAGACCAGCACGCTGACTATCTCCAGTGAAATTCATTTCATCCATTGCTGCATTCAACGTAGCCATGTTTCCTACAGCGCCTGTGCTTGGGCCTCCACCACCACTGGTGTTAGTTGCCGATGGCTTTTGGTCTGTGCCAGCAGACGTTGTTGTCATGCCAGCAGACGTTGTTGTCATGCCAGGAGATGGAGAAGATACTGATGTACCAGACTTAGAATCACTCGATTTTTCTCGATCTTCACGCGCTTTCTTTATTGTGTCAGATTCTACCGGTTTCTTTTTACCAAAAATCCAGTCGTAGCCAGATTTAGCTAATTCTTCACCAGCCATAGATCCAGCAATGCCACCCGCTGCTGTACCAACTGGTCCAAGAGCGGAACCAAGAACTCCGCCTAGTATCCCACCAAGAATAGTACCTGCACCAGATGCAATTGCGCGACCCAAGTCGCCGCCTTCCATGTACTCAGTTATACCACTAACCAATCCGCCTACTGCTGGAAGCGTTTTTGCACCAAGTTTAGCAGCTGATCCCAGAGACTTTAATGCTCCGCTTGCTACAGTTGTTGCTTTTGCTGGTACTTTAGCAGCATTTGCATTTGCTTTTGGTTTTTTGTCTCCTTTATTAGATGCTATATCTACTATATCACTTATAGTATCTAATATGCCGATACCGCGGTCACTGCCTGAATTACTAGACTCTTTGTTTATTTTTTCAAATTCTTTTTTTGTTTCTTTCTTGAATTCATCAAATTTAGAGATTAAATCGCCTAGCATTCCAAGAGTTTTATTGTGCTGCTCTGTTAAATCTCCTAGGCGCGTTTCTAACACGCTTACAGCTGCAGATACGCGCTTTATTGATAAAACATTAATATTAAGAATTTTTTTAGTTGCAGCAATATCACTATCAGTTTTTTTAGATTCGCTGCTTATTTTACGAATAATTGGATCTAATTGCTTAAGTGCGCCACCGGTTGCGCCATTGCTTTTTTCTTGAGCATATTTACGTATATCAACGATATCTGCAGACTGTCGTTTGTCCGTTGGGTTTGGTGATTTCTTATCATCAGACGCATTATCAACAAATTTTAATACACCACTTTCTGTATTAAAATTATCTGATTGTTTAGTTTTTGATTTACTGCTGCGTCTTTTTTTCATTACATTCCGCTATTTCTTTGTTTTTCTTCTTGCTCACGGATGTATTCTTTCAACATATTTACATATATATCTAATTCAAATGGTATAATATTTTCTAAATCATTAATACTGTATTTATGATGCTGAGCCAAGCCAAATATAGTCTTATAATAATTCTCTAGAGTATTATGGCTCAGCGCAATGTAAAAAAATCTGTTAGAGTCGTTAGCTCAATCTTGCGGTCATTTCCAAGCGAATTCTTATAATTAAGTACATGCTTCATTGTTGGCGAGTCAGTAATAAACCGTTGTATCTTTTCAAATGTATTAACGTTCATATTATCTAAGAATTCTATTATTTCTTCGCGCGTATAACTTGATGAATCAAACATCTCATCATTATTATAGATCTTATCAATACATCTAATGATTAATTCAAAGAGAGAATCTTTTCCAAGCTTCATAAAGTCTTTGTCGTCGTATATTGATGCACTTGGATACTTCATTAAAATACCCATCTTTTCATCAATAGCTATTCTATTATCAGTATTTTTTGGATATTCCACTTCCACTGCATTTAAATCTACTTCAAATGCATATTCTTTTTCATCTTCTAAGTCTTTAAATGTAAGATTTACTTTATTACTTACAGAGTTAGCTCTAATCTTCAGAAAAATATATTCAATATCAAATATAGTTAGCTTATTAATATTAAAGTTTTTTTCTTCACAACAGTTGTTTACAACTTGTTTTACCGCAGATAAGATATCAGTTGAATCTTCTCCGGCTTTAGCCATAAGAAGAATCTTTTCTTCTCTTACCAGAAATGGTCTAAACAATAACTGTTTCTTAGTAGATGGAACGATAATTCTAAACGTTGGATGCTGTATTTTAGGTAATGTCATAATCAAACCTCATTCATAATTTATTATGGAGTGTTTATTGTTCTTGGTGAAGCTTTTATTGGTCCGCCACGGGCTGCACGATCGCCAACTGCTGAACCACCACGACCCATATAGCCAGTTTCGCCATTTTCGCGTATAAATGTATTTGATGAATATGTTACCTCGGTCAAGGATTTACCTCGTGGAATATTTAAACCAGCCACTCCGGGACTCTTAGTAGAATTATCTGCCATATCAGCGTTTGCTATTCTCCAGTGACGATAAGCAAATGATACTGTTATGCGCATAAGCTGGTTATTATCACTCCACGACAGATTTACCTCGTTCATACTTATTGGATAAGCATCAATAAGTTGTATAGTAGTAGACAATACTTTATTATAATCATATACATTTATTTTAGGATCTACTACATAGTCTACCATGTAGTTAGCACGATATCTTAAAAAGTCTGCACTTGGATTAGCGTCGTCATAACTATATGAGAAAATGTTATTCAACCAGTTATAAAAGAATATCCATACAAGACTATCTTTGTCTGCTAAAAATGCTATAGAAACTGGAGTAAAATTAGCATTAAATGGAAATTTCTGAATTGGACCGATACCATATCTATTTACATTTGTCATATCTAATGTAACGCCAGGAGCAGTAATAGATTCTGCTCTAAATTGTAAATCTTCAGTGAAGCCAGGTATAGGTCTTCTCTTGTTATTTACTACTACTTCAGCACCAAATAAAACTTTTGGAACAGGAATCTCTACAGAAAATCTGTTTGTAGGTAGAGTACCTGTTTCTGATAGATAGCTTTTGAAATCTGCTACATTAAACATTATAGTCTTCCAGCCACTGTACGTGCGCTTTCGGCTTGAATATATGACTTATTTTTCTTAACAAATCGTTCTGTTGGAAGCATTAAACACTTATCCCAGTTTTCAGGATCTATATACAGAAATTTCTGAAGTACATGTGCTGATAGATATCTCTTTAAGCATGGCTTAAAATATCTCATTTTAGATGCTGACCTTAATATTTCGTAGTTTATTCTAAGACGCGTAGTTTTATCATTCTTCTTATTATTTATAGTTGAATATAAAGCATCCATTAGATTTGCTCTATATTTTTGCGGTAAATAGTGCAGATTAATACCAAGGAATCCATCTGAATATAGTTCTATAGGGAATACTAAAGGAAATCTGTCATAATATGGAAGAGTTTGTTTATTCTTCGGATCATAAAAGAACATAAACATTTGACCAATATTTTGAGTATTTAGATTACTTCTAACATTTTTAGGATCTATTACACGATTATTATTGATCTGTATCATCTTAGCAGCCGTGGATCTATACCACTCACGTGATGCCATGGCATTCTTTGGATCTATTTTAGCAGTCTGTGCTTTTTCTGAAAGAGTCTGAAAGATGGAAGTTACCATTTTATGCCTAGTTCTTTCTCAGTGAATATGTAAAAAGACCACTTTCTATCAGCGCAGTATTCTCTTGCGGCTTTCCATTTTGAATCATTTATGCCCCAAGTATACACCTCGTTTATATATCTTTTAGTTACTTTTCCAGGATGTTTTGGCGGCTTTGTTTGTTTTTCTGGCTTTATTTCTATAATGGCGGTCTTTACAGCACCATCACTTTCTTTCTTTTTGACTAGAAAGTCTGGAAAATACCTATGATATCTGCCATCAACCGGTGATTTATATGGTATAAAGAGCTCTTCAGATTGCCAATAAATAACATCAGTGTGTTGATCTAGATAAGACATGAATTTTAGTTCCCAAGATGATCTAAAAACAATCTTCGTTGGGTCACCCATATATTTAGCTAAGTTTTGTGGCTTAAATAAACCTTTCATGTTTCTTATTTATGCATTATAAATAAGTCAATATCAAGGAAAAACAATAAGATATGGCCAAGACTAATATTGATTTAGTAAAAACACTCCGTTCATTTGGCATTCTTGATGCAGCTGCAGCCGTAGTAGCAATTGGAACTGTGGCTGCTGCTCTTAGTGCTAAAAGACCATTTGAGAAAAAAATAAGTACTCTGCCACTCGTATTTCCAAGAGATTTAGATAAATTTTCACTAAGCATGTCGTTTGATTTTCATGAATATAAGCGTAGATCAATTTTTGACCAGCCTTATATGAAAAAAGCTGGTACTATTAGACTACCAGTAGCTAAAAGTATACAAGATAGATTTGCAGCAACGTGGGGTGCTGATAAAGCAGAGCCAGTAACTGGCGCTATTATTGAAAGTGTATTAGAAAGTACTCAGCAAAATTCAAGTGCAACAATTGATTCAGTATTAGCAGGGATTGGAAGCGGAGTTGCCGCAGGGGTTCAAGGCGGAGCATTAAGCAAACTTAAAAGTGACACAATACCAAAAATTAATAATACACTAAATATAGCGACAGGCGGCATTGGCGCTGATTTGAAACTAGAACAAGTTTTACAACCGCTGGGTTTAGCTATTAATCCATTCTTGACAGTCATGTTTAAAGAGCCTACTTTTAAAACACATGAATTTAGCTGGAATCTATTAGCAAAAGATCCAGAAGAATCTAGAATAATAACTTCTATAGTAAATGAATTTAAATGGCATATGCTTCCTGATGTAGCAACAAGTTCATCTGGCACACTTTTAAATTATCCAAGTATGGTTCAGGTTGCATTTTATTCTAATGATGATTTTCTATATCGATTCAAACCATGTGCAATTACAAATTTTTCAATTGACTATGCTCCTGCTTCTACACCTTCTTTCTTTAAGGGAAGTCAGAATGTACCTACAGAAGTTAAGATAAGTCTTAAACTCATGGAAATTGAATATTGGACAAAACTGGATTTTCAAAATGATATGGTTGCTGGTGCATCATTGATGCCAAGAAAATAAGGTTCAATAATGTCTGAAAGTTATTTCTCTAAATTTCCACTAATTGATTATAATGGTTCTCTCTCAGTTAATATAACTGAGAGAGTAGTAGTGCGTGATTTTCCAGCTAAAAATAATTTTTTGTACTATCCATATGATATTGACAATAATGAAAGACCTGACCAATTAGCTGATCGTTTATTAAATGATCAATATATGAGCTGGATAGTATATCTATCTAATGGGATAACCGATCCATACTATGACTGGTATATGCCCGATAATGTTTTTAATGATTATTTGTTTAAAAAGTATGGAAATATCGATAAGATTACTGCAAAAATTAGTTATTATAGAAATAATTGGTATAATGATCAAATCATAATAGATATATCAACTTATAATAGTTTACCAGATATATCTAAACAAAATGCATTTGGAAACACATATCTAGATACAGCTAAACGCTATTATGAACCAACTTTTACAGGATCTAATATTACTGGATATAAGAGAAAAAGACTAGATAGTATTATTAAAACTAATAAAATAGTCAAATATAATATACTTGGAAATGCTTTATATGTGAATAATGAGATAGTTACTGTACGGTTTGGTTATAACAATAGTTCAAATTCTACTATTGGTAGTGGACAAGTATTAACATCTAACACGACATCTGTTACTATTCAACACACTAGTGGTTACGTTGATACAGCACCAGCTAATACTACTATTAGTTTTTCAAATAGTTATGTCTATGGAACTGAAAGTTTTACTAATAACTTCATAACTAGTAAATCATCACTTGCAAATAACATTACAGCTGCAGATTCAATATATTGGAGTCCAGTTACAATATATGAAGATGAATTAGAAAAAAATCTAAAAAATAAAACAATAAGATTAATTAATCCATCTGCAGCTGAAGATATATCTTCACAGATGTCTGATACATTAGCTAATTTACTTTAATCATATGGCATTAAACTCATATCAACCAGGTGATCTTATTATTAATAGCATGACATTAGCTGGTAGAAATATTTCTACCGGTTTTATATCATGTTCAATATATGAAAGTATATTTGTACCATGTATTGTTGCCGAAATTAATGTAAGAGATAATGATGATGTATTGTTTTCAGCTCTTAAATTATCAGGTGGCGAACCATTTGATATAACATTTCAAACACCCGGCGGTAATAAAGTAACATATAAGTTTCTTATAAACAAACCAATGAATCTTGAGCCTAGTGCGCAATATAAATCTAGAACTATGACTCTTCTTTGCACTTCCGAGGAAGCTTTTTATGCATCTGGTGGTGTTGATACATATGGCTATATACAAAAGAGTTACAAAGGAAAATTAATATCTCATAATATTCAAGATGTTTTGAAAAGCTACTTAAAAACTAAAAAGAAGATTAATATTGAAGAGACTAAAGGAATTCAAGATATTTTGGCGCAAAACGAAAAAGTTTGGCCATTTATAGATAGAATTCGTAATAGAGCAGTATCGTCTCAGAACCAATCTTCAAGCTATGTATTTTTTGAAAATCAAACTGGATTCAACTTTATAACTATTGAAAGTATGTTTAAAGGGAGTGTCATAAAGAATTTTATACAAGATAGCGCAGTTAGTTCAGACATTACTAAACTTACTGATAATAATATATTTGGATATGAATTACCATACAATTTTAATGCAATGGATAGAATAGATAAAGGAACGATTAAATCTCGTTATAATACTTTTAATTTCGAAACTAATGAGTATATATCTAAGTCTATTGATTTTCCTGCTAAAAATGATAAATATGGTGATCCTAATAATTGGAATAAGCCTTCATTTATATCAAAGTTTGGAAAATATCCTGGCAGTACTTCTACAATTCCATATGATAATAGATTACCAATTACTAATATACCAGAATCAACACCGAATAGATTAGCATATTCAGGTATGCTTATGCAAAATATAGTAAGATTAAGAGTTTTTGGAGATACAAAGCTTAAAGCTGGTGATCTAATCAATATTAATATTCAACAACAGAGTGCTTTAAGTGGTAACCCTAAAAAAGATAATGTGTCTGGCAATTTTATAATTTCTTCTCTTCGTCATATGATCAATCCCGAGGGTGAAAGACCACGTTATTCGTGCGTACTTGAATGCTTGAATTAAAGGATAACATATTATGTTAGATAGAACATCAGACTATAGTGGAACAAGATGGCGTGGTCGTGTAGTAAATGTTATGGATCCAAAGCAACAAGGTCGTCTTCAAGTCCGTTTATTTGGTCTACATGATAATCAATCTTTAATACCAGATAGTGAATTGCCATGGGCAATACCAAGAAGTCAATGGGGAGCTTCTCTTCTCGGTGTTGGTAGTTCGCCGGTTGGTGCTGTTGTTGGAACTATAGTAGATGGCTATTTTGCAGATTCAGAAAGAACTATATTAATAACAACAGGAACTTTGCAGTCTGCTGGTACAACTAAAACTGGGCAAATTGTTGATGGATCGTACACAATCGATTCTACTACGAATGATATGGCAAATGCTGCTCGTGGTCAAGATTTGAATGCAGCTTTAGGTGGTAAAAACTTAACTGCATTGGCTATAGCTGGATCTAAGTTTGCTTCATTATCAGCTGGTGTTGGTGTATTATCATCTATACCAACTAATATTATTTCTACTATAATGCAATTAGATCCATCAAATATGTCAGGTTCTCTTAATGGAGCAGTTATAGCAATTAGTAAATTGCAAGCAATAGACGCATTTAGTACAGCTGCTGGTTTGGTAGATATTGGAGCATCGAGTATAACTCGAGGGCTATCATCTTTAATGAGTACTATAGGCATAGACAAAACGTTTTCACTTTTAAATTCAATAGATCCAACTTCTTTATCACCAAATGTCTTACAAGCTACTAATCAAGCTTTAAGTAATATATCAAACACATTTCAAAGCGGAACTGCTAATCCTTTAACTTCTTTATCTGCTCCGTCATTTAACCCATCAATGTTAAGTTCTTTATCTTCTAGTTCTTCTTTTGCCGATTCTTCTAACAATTTAATGAATCAACTTTCGGCTATATCTACTATTTCTCAGCTTGGATCTCTTGGTGGGATAGATTCTTTAGCAAGTATACCGGGAGGAATTGTAGCAGGACAATCTTTATTAAGTGATTTAGCAGTAAATTCATTTTTATCAGCTGCCGGCCAAAGCTTAATAAGTGCAAATAGTATTGTATCAGGTTTAAATTCAGTTATAAATGCTGTACAACTTGGAGGACTAAATATGCTATTTGGTACTTCATTATCAAATTTGAATCAACTTTCTGATATAGCAGCAACATTAGTACCTGGACTTTATAATACCATAAATGGTGTAAAAAATATTATTAATATAGCTGAATCTATATCTTCATTTGGTGCATCCATGACTGTTCCAGATATAGCAGATTTTATTAAAGATCAAATGTTAGGTAAATTAAAGTCTGATACTCTTAATTTAATTACGGGAGATGCACCACCTGTTCCTGAACAAAGCACTACTACAGATTCAGAAGCAGCTACTACGCCTGCTCCTTCTACTAAACCACCTACTCCGCGTGTTGGCAGTGCTGATCCATCAGCACTTATTTCTTCTGATTCAGGCGTAACAGAAGCTCAAGTATTGGTCGGTGAAAATCAGCAAACTTATGTTGATTCAGAGACTGAAAATCTTAATATTATGAATCAAATTTTGACACAAGAAAGAGCTACTGCAACAGATATTAATGTAAACTTTGGTAGAGTATAATGGTAAATGTTCCTATATTTGATACTATAACCGGCCTATTCACCGGTAAGACAAAAATTCTATCATCACCATCGGCAGCTAATACACGCTCGCCAGGAACTACTTATGCATCTGAATATCCATATAACTATACTCAGGTAACCCGTGCCGGGCATGAAATTCAGCTTGATGACACGCCTGGTAATGAAAGAATGCGCTTTGCTCATAAGTCTGGATCTTATACTGAAGTCTCGCAGGATGGTCGTAAAGTAGAAGTAGTTACAGCCAATGACAGTAAGATAGTAAAACAAAGTACTACTATAACTATTGAAAAAAATGGTGATATTAAAATTGGCGGTGCGGCCCGTATTGTGGTGGGTGGCGATGCGCATCTTGAAGTTAAAGGAAATATGACACAGACAATTGGCGGTAGTTATAATCTTGTAGTAAAAAAAGATTATAATATTTTATGTGAAGGCAGAATCGGCTCGCAGTCTGGTAAAGATTCTAGCTTTATAGCCAATGAAAATATGTTTTCAATTGGAAAAGTTAACTTTGTAGCTGGTGCTTTAGCCGGTAATACTACCATAAAGTCTAAAGACTTACTTCTTATAGAATCACTTAATGGTGATATACAGGCACAAGCTGCTGAAAATATAATTATCTATGGAGAAAATAGAGCTACACTATTTTCAAATAAAGAGCAAACAAAAGTAATTAGTAAACTTGGATCTACTTATATTCATGGCAATACATTTATAGCTATAAGATCTGCTGGTTCAGATCCAGCTATAACTGTTGCACAATTAGAAGCTGGTGCCACACCGCCAATGGGCGGTGAACTTAAAATTAGTGGTAAATTTATTGATACTTTTGCAAATACTATTTCGACACACGCAATTTCATGGAATGCATGGGATACGTATGGTGTTGGATATGTTTATACTAATAATCATATATACACTTATACAAATGGTGTTACTAGTACATCTAGTGTAAAACAGCCGCCTAAAGTTCCTACTCCATAGGATATAAATAACATCAATGGCACGAATAGACTATCAAACACCAACTGCAAAACAGCAAGAATACTTTAGTGATTTCTTGTCATCATTTGACAAGAGTCCATTGTCTAATGATATTGCTAGAATAACTAATGAAAATTCTATAAAGCAGTCAATAAGAAACTTAGTTCTTACAAATCTTGGTGAAAGATTATTTAATCCAAATATTGGTGGTAATGTTAGTAGAATGCTGTTTGAGCCATATACTGGATTTACTGCAGATGATCTTAAAAAAGATATAATAAATACAATAAAGCAAAATGAATCACGCGCAAATGATATATTAGTTAATGTTATTAATAACGAAGATCAAAATAGATTTACAGTGAATATATTTTTCTTTATCATAAATAATCCAAATCAATTGTCACTGGAACTAGTTCTTCAGCGAGTAAGATAAGATGGCAACAGGAAACTCATCAATTAGTCTAGCCTCGCTGGATTTTGATACTTTAAAAGCTAATCTTAAGAATTTTTTACGCACACAGTCTGCGTTTAAAGATTATGACTATGACGGGTCTAATATGAACGTCCTGTTAGATGTGCTTTCTTATAATACTTTCATGAATGCATTTTATTTGAATATGGCTGCTTCTGAAATGTTTTTAGATTCAGCGCAACTGAGATCTTCTGTAGTATCTCATGCAAAAATGCTTAATTATACAGCTAGATCTAATAGATCTTCTAAAGCTGTAATTGATCTTATTATACCTACATCTAATGCTGTTTCATTTACTATTCCAAAGGGAACATCTTTTACCGGTAAAAATTCATCTGGAAACTACACTTTTACAACTGACAAGACATTAACACTTTTATCTGGTAATCAAACTTTTACAGCTAATAATCTAGCTATTTATGAAGGTTCATATTCTCAAGATACATTTATAGTTAATTATAATGATGAAGGCCAAAAATTTACACTTCTTGATTCAAATATAGATACTAATAGTCTGGTAGTTGTCGTTTCAGAAAATGATGGACAATATATAAGCGAATATGTGCAGACTAAAAGTTTATATGATTTAGATGGATTATCAGAAGTATATTTTCTTCAATGCGATATTGATAATAGATATCAAATAGTATTTGGTGATGGTGTATTTGGAAGAAAACCATTAAATGGTGCAGTTATTACAGCAGAATATAGAACAACCGCTGGAACTGCTGCTAATGGTATTGATACATTTACAATTGAAGTTGATTTAAGTGGAATAAATAATACTAGAATAGAAAGTGGTATGACCACTACTACTGTTGCAATATCTTCTAGTGGTGCAGATGCAGAAAGTATTGAATCTATTAGATATAATGCCCCACGTTATTTCCAAACTCAAGAACGTGTTGTTACTACACAAGATTACATTGATCTTATTTTGGCAAATTTTCCAGATATAGAAAGTGTTAATGCATATGGTGGTGAAACTATATCAGGTATTGGTGATGTTGAATATGGCAAAGTTTACGTATCATGTTCTACATATAGTGAAACAGCACTAACCGATTCTAGAAAAAAAGATTTAATTGCGTTTCTACAACCAAGATCATCTCTTGGAATTTCTCCTGTTATCATTGATCCTGAATTTGTATATATTACTCTTTTATCTAAAGTTCATATTGATTATAATCAAACCGGTTTAACACCATATCAGATGCAAACAGTAGTAATTGATACTATTTCAGATTTTAATGATAATAACTTAAAACAGTTTGGTAGAAATTTTCGCATGTCTAATTTAACTAGTGCGATAGATAATACTGATGTTAGTATATTAAGTAATGAAACATCTGCATTTATATACAAAAAATTCATCGATCTTAATCCAATAAATGCTATATCACTAAAAGTCGATTTTCATTTAAACCCAATACAACAAGCTAGTATCATTAGTAATGAGTTTTTGTCTGAAGGTAAAACATATGTATATACTGATTATATTTCAGGTGTAAATAATACTGCAGGCAATTTATTTAGACTAGAAAAAACTGTAACAACAACTACAAGCAATTATAGTATAGCAGGATCTATTGATTATAACAATGGTATAATTAATATTAATTCATATGTTTATGATGCAGTACCAACAGGTGGTCTTAGAATTTTTGCAGCACCAGTAAATCAAGATATATATTGCAGTCGTAATAATCTTCTTCAGATAGATACTGGTTCTGGTGTTTCTGTTAGTGTAGTAAGCGGATAATGTCTATAGAAAAATATATATCACCATTTATTCAGACGCATTTTCCAGAATTCTATAAAGAATATGGATCAAATTTTATTGCGTTTACTCGGGCTTATTATGAATGGCTAGAATCAGTAGGTAATCCTCTAGAGCAATCTAGAAGCCTATATGAGTATTCTGATATTGATAATACTCTTGATACTTTTGTTAAGTATTTTAAAAATAAGTATATGCTTTCTATACCAGAAAGCATTGTGGCTGATAAGCGTCTTCTTTCTAAGCATATATTAGATTTATATAGATCAAAGGGATCTCTTAGATCTTATGAATTGCTATTTAGAATACTTTTCAATGAAGATATACAAGTATATATACCTGGCAATGATTTATTTAGACTTTCAAATAATCAATATACCAGGCCAATTTATATTGAAATATCTAGTAACAAATATTTAAGTGATATAGTTGGAAAAATCATATATGATAGTTCATTGCAGTCATCTGCTGTAGTTGAAAACTATTCTACAAAAATAGTAAATAATGAAACTATTAATATATTAACACTTTCAGCAGTTACTGGATCTTTTAGATATGGTTATAAAATTATTTGTAATGATCTTTATATTAATGAATCTGGTAATAAAATAAGTAATTTTGAGTATAATCAGTTAACTGAAATAGAAAAAACTGATTATAATTTAGCAATTTCCATAGATAATGCACCACTTATTATTGGTTCACTTTCTTCAATTGGTATTATAAATGGCGGAGCTGGTTTTTCTGTTGGAGAATTTTTAAATGTTAATGGTGATGGCACCGGTGGTATAGCGCGTGTTTCTGCAGTTAGAGATGAAAATGGAAAAGTTACTTTTAATTTAATAAATGGTGGTTCTGGATTTTCAATTAATCCTGCTATTAGTGTAACAGGCGGTGGTGGGGCTGGTGCTACATTTAAAGTAGGAGATCTTGTAGATAAAGAAATATTCAATATAACAACAGACATTATTGGTAATTCTAATACTACTATAATGGATAATATAGCTGCTGGATGTAATGTAGCTATAACAGGTGCTGCTGGTACTTGGAATAATGGTAATATAGTTAGAAGTACATCTGGTGTTAATGTAGTACCCATGGACATTAATTTATTAGTAAATAATTCTTTAGCAAATGGAGAAAATTTATCTAATTCCAGTCTGAATATAACTAATCTTACTGTATATAGATCAGATGGAACTTTAATATACGTAAATGGTACTGGTATAACTAATGCAAATCTTGTATCGGGTGTTACTTTAATTAGTAATACTACCAGTTCAATAATAAGTATTAATACAATTTTGCCAGTACAAAATGCATATGGAAATGGTACTATTAGTAGTTATCTCGGTGGTGTTCTTACTATAACTGGCGCAAATTTTGGCTATTTTGTACCAGGATCAAGTATAACTAATGTTGATACTGGTGCAACTGCTACTGTTAGCTCATTTACTAGAAATACAAATTGGCCACAGTTTACAAAACCGACTATTGCAAATAAAAATTTAGATATACAAATTGGATTAGCTTTAAATTCTTATGATATAGAAGTTGGAACTATAGCATACTTATCTGAAATTAATCCAGGAAGTGGTTATTCATCTGATCCAATTGTAACAATTCAACAACCAGAAATTTATGACTTAAAAATACAAGATGGAACTGGGTTTAAAGGTTATAATGCTGAGGTTACAGGTGATACTGGAAGTGCTGTCGGTGTAGCTATAGCTGCAGATATATATGATTCTGGTTTTGCATATTCGCCTGATTCTTATGTTACTTTAAGTTCTTCTAATGCGCAAAATCAAACTGTTATTACTGCAACTACAGTAGTTGATAAACATGGAATAGGAACGGGTTTTTTTGCTAATAGAAGTGGATTTTTATCTGATACACAGCATGTGATTGATAGTCAATATTGGCAAACGCAATCATATGATATTATAGCTACTAAAATGCTTAGCAGTTATGAAAAATTTGTTAGAGATCTTGTGCATCCTGCAGGTATAGCATTATATGGTTCATTTAGAATAGTAAATGAAATACAAAACGAAGTAGCAATACCACAAAGTTTTACAATTGGAAGTATAGGTTACGATTTAGCATCCAGATGGCGTGCTGCTGTAATAGCGCGCGGCGGTACAGTATCAACTCCGCGTTTTGCTCTTATATCAACATTATTTGAAAGTCTATTAGTTAACGACACCTTCTACAATACAGATGATTTATGGTTAATGGCATGTGAAAACGCTATTCAAGCCACTACTTCTTTAAAAAGATTACGTACTGCAACTCTAGTGAATTCACCCACATTTGTTATAGACAGACATTTTGTTTTTAATACAGCTAATTATTATGATACAAATTTTATACCAACTATAGATGCTAAAACTCTTAATTCTAATAGTATGCATATGTCAGTATATAGTACAATTAATTTCGGCATGGATAATAGATTTGATATGGGTGCCGGAGGAAGTTTTGGAACTATAGCCATAAGTACAAAAACTGCAACCGGTAATGCCGTCGTTGGCTATTTACACTCCTCTCCCTTAACCGCTTCCTTAACCGCAGCTTCAAATACAAATTTAGGTTTAACTGCAATTAATCGTAGTAATACAACATTTTCAGTGTTTAAGCAAGGCAATTTATTAGTAACAAATCAACCAAGTACTATAGCACAAGTAGTATTACCAGCATACAGTATTTATATTGGCGGTGTTAATTCTTCTGATTCTTTTCCCACCCCGCAGCGCTCTGCTTGCACTGCTTTTGCATCAGTTGGTGGATCACTTACTAGTGCTCAGCACTCTACTTTATTTAATGCGGTTAGAAATTATATGGTTTCGGTAGGAGCACCAACATAATGAGACATATTATATTAACAAGAGAACAAGCAGAATTCGTAAAAGGAAATTCACTAAAAAATGATTACAGTGCTCTAATACCAGCAGAGCGTGCTAATTCTACATTTATCTTAACAGTAGCTGTTTTACTTGATCCAGCGCATGAACAATATAAAGATTTTCTCAGTAATTTACCACAGTTAGATGAAAATGATTCAGAATTTCCAGTTGAATTAGAATTATTACCATAAATAGAATATATAAAGATATCTGGAAAAAACAATGGCTATTCTGACAGTAAATCAAATAATTGACAATATTGATAGCTTTATTAATAATATTAAAAAGCTTAGCAAATCATATTATGTATTTGTCGGTAAGCCAGATCCTTGGAGTGATGATGCTAATCCTCCTGCAGCAAATGCTTCTATAGAACAAACTGAACTCTCTCTATATAGAGATTTAGTATACGGCAAACTTATAGCTAATACTGATGTTTCATATATGATTCGTAAGACTGAGTGGACTAATAATACAATCTATGCACAGTATTCAAAAAATGATCCAGATTTAGTTGATAAAGATTTTTATGTATTAACAAATCTAGGCGAAGTATATAAATGTATATACAATAATCAAAACTCAGTTTCTACTATTAAACCATCATTAAATACACCTACTGGCACATTTAGAACTTCTGATGGATATATTTGGAAATATATGTATACTGTTGAAACTGGTGCTAATAATAAATTTTCTACTAGTTCATATATTCCAGTTACAATTAATTCTAATGTGGAATCATCTGCAGTGGCTGGAACTATAGATTATATCAATATTACATCTCCAGGTACGAATTATCAAGTTTATGATGAAGGATTTTTACGTAATACACTTTCTGGTGGCTATCAAGTAATTCTTCCAGATACAGCATCACAAATAAATGGATTATATGTTGGATCAACTATATATTTAAAAGCCGGTGCTGGTGCTGGTCAGATTAGAGACATTACTGAATACTCTGGATTAGATAGACGACTTTCAGTAAATCCGCCATTTACTGTATATGTAAATTTAAATCTTGCCAATGTTCAAGGCACAATATCAGTTGGTAATAGAGTAACACAAAATTCAGTTTATGTATCATATCTATATAATACTGGTAGTTTTTCTGTTGGAAATAATATTATTCAGACTGATACAGGCGCTACCGGTACGATAGCAGTAGCTAATTCATCTAATTTTATAGTTACAAAAAATAATTCATCTAATAATTTTAGTTTAGATTTACCTTTCTATAATTCTGCTTCAGCCGGTACTCTTAAATCTGGTAACGTTACTGTTATAGCTGGAAATAATTTTGTAATAGCAAATACTGGTACTGGATTTACTTCTAACTATGCTTCTGGTAATTATATTAAAGTCGGTAATACTACTTCTAACGTACAAATTAGACGTATCATTTCTGTAAATTCTACTGTAATAATCTGTGATGCTAATACACCATTTTCACAAACTTATATTTCAAATGTGCATTATCTAATTCCTTCTGCCGCTATCCCAGTATCTACAAGTACATATAGTGCATATGGAACTATAAGTTATACAAATTTAAATGGAATTAATATTAGTATTACTAATACACAGCCAATTGGAAAGTTATTCATACCTGGTGAGCAAGTAACACAAGTAAATGAGTATGATATTAATCAAGGAGCAAATGGTATAGTGTCATTTGCAAATGATTCAGTATTGCAATTAACATCTGTAAGTGGAACAATGACTGCCAATTTATTTGTTATTGGTAAATCTTCAAATGTAAAAGCACAAATATATTCTGTAACAAGTTATCCAAATATAACAATAGAACAGCCAATAGGTGATTTTAATAGTTCTCAGCCTATTTTTGTAGCAAACTCTTCCGGTAATACTACTGGAAATGCTCAAGTATTATTTACCAGTATAACACCGAATCAATTAACAGAATATGTTATATCACCTAAAGTATCTATTACAGGTGATGGAAATGGTGCATTAGCATATGCATATGTTAATACTGATGACTCAGTTAACCCAAATAGATCTATATCTGAAGTATATATGATTAATACTGGTCAAAATTATACTATAGCAAATGTAACTATAACATCTAATAATGTATGGGGTTCTGGCGCTACTGCGGAAGCAGTAGTAAGTCCAGAAAATGGTCATGGATCAAATACATATATGGAACTTGCTGCAAAATATGCCGGTATATCAGTAACATTTGCAAATGGCGATAATGAAAGTTATAAGTTTCCAGTAACTGGAAATTATAGAAGAATAGGCATTTTAGAAGATCCAGCAATTAATGATGCTACACTTACATTAAACACATTTGATAGAGTAAAATTATATCTTGGCAGTAATAATGGTACAAGTTTTGCTAATGATGAAATAGTATATCAAGCTAATACTGGTAAAGCTGGTGTTATGGTATTTGCTAATTCTTCTTATCTTGAATTAAAAAATGTTTCTAATACAGCAACTGGTTTGCCATTTTATACTTATGGTACTCCAGGTACAGAATCAGTAAATACCAGTGTAGTTGGATTAGCTTCTGGTGCTAGAGCCAATGTAGTAACTACTGCTGCAAATGGTATGGTTAATTCTAGTGTTTCTTATTTTTCTGTTTATTCCAATGTGCAGTCTGTATCAGAAATAAAAACTGGAGCAACCGGTAGGATAATACAAACAATAAGTAATACTACTGTTAGACTATCAGATATAAGTGGTCATTTTAATGCTAATGATATATTATATGATTCACAAACAAATGCTTATGCTAATATTGTTTCTATATCAATAGCAAATGGTAATATAGATGCTACAACCAATTTTGGTCATGCATTTAATCAGACTTGCAGAATACCTCTTACTTCAAATACTGGCGTATTTTCTCAGTTTGAAAAAGTAACACAGCAATATTCTAATGGAACTGGCACTGTACTTACATATAATAAAGATATTGATTTTACATTAACTGCACCTACTGGCACATTTATAAATGGTGATAAATTAACAGGTAATACTACTGGTGCATCTGCTATTGTTTTATGGGCAAATAATTCTTATGTCAGATGTACTGATATGAATGGCACTTTTGCATCTAATGAAATAGTGATAAATCAATTATCAACACAGGCACAGATAACTAATATATATCCAGCATTAGTATTATATAATGTGTATAATACATTTAATACCGGTACTAATATTATAACTGGTGCTACTTCTGGCGCAACTGGAATTGCAACATTATCAGATACTATATTATATCCAGAACTCGTAAGAGGATCTGGAACAACTTCTTATATTGAAAATATTGTTCCATTTACAAGATCTAATACATCAACTGAGAAAATAAATATAGTTATCAAGTTTTAGAGGAAATAATGACTTTAGACACGGATCTATCACGCAGTCCATACTTCGACGACTATAATTCTAATTCAAACCAGTATGCCGTATTGTTTAGACCTGGTGTGCCTGTTCAAGCACGCGAAATGAATGCTGCTCAAAGTATACTGCAAGATCAACTTAACAAATTCGGTAAAAGCATATATAAAGAAGGATCGGTTTTAGAAGGTTGTGCTTTTACATTTGATAATCAATATTCATATGTAAAAATTAATGATAATTATGCAAATGGTTCTGCTTTTACTATTGAAGACTTTAATGGTAGGATTATAAAATCCAGCAGCAATCTTACTGCAATTATTGTAGATAGTGTTCAAGGATACATTTCTCAAGCACCTGAATTAAATACACTGTATATCAAATACATAAATTCTGGTACTTATACAAATGGTGCAATACAATCAACATTTGATTCAACTGAAAATCTAGTAATTTCTACTACGGCCAATGTAGCCATTGGCAATGTTACTGTAGCAAATTCTGGTGGCAGTTTTGGTAATGCTGTTGGTTATGGCTATTCCATGTCTGTAACTGATGGCATTATATTCAAAAAAGGTTATTTTGTAAGAGTTCCAGCTCAGTCAGTAGTTGTTTCGAAATATTCAAATACTCCTAATAACTATTCAGTTGGTTTTGGTGTAGAAGAAACAATTGAAACACCAGCTTCTAATACAGCTCTATATGATAATGCTGCTGATACACCAAATTATGGCGCTCCTGGTGCACATCGTCTAAAGTTAACACCTAATTTGATTGTTAAGACAACTTCTGATATTTCAAATACTGAAACATTCTTTTCTATCTGTGATTTTAATTCAGGCCGTCCAGTTACTATTAAAAATGATCCACAATATGCTGCGCTTGGAACTGAACTTGCTAGAAGAACATTTGAAACTAATGGCGATTTTGTAGTTAATCCATTCTTACTTACAACTGAAAACAAAAAAGCTAATACAGATTCATCTAATACTACATCTAATTCCGATTATTTAAGCTTAATATCATCACCTGGTTTGGCATATGTCAAAGGACATAGAGTAGAATTTCTTAATAGAAATGCAGTCGATCTAAGAAAAGGTAAAGATACTCAAAGCTTTACTGATCAATATGTATCAGCTAATTTTGGATATTATATCTATGGTAAAGAATTTGTCGGTGATTTCAATATTGATAATCTTGTACAAGTAGAACTCCATTCTGTAGCAAAAACAGCTATTAGTAGTGGTACATTTCTTTCTACATCATATAGTTCTGCTACTAAAATTGGTACAGCATATATTAGAGGTATAGAATATTCTTCTGGAACTCCAGGCGCATATAATGCAGAATATATTCTATATTTGTTTAATATACAAATGAGTCCTGGCTTTAATTTTAGTTCAGTTAGAAGTATTATGTCTGCTGGTTCAATAACAGCCGTAGCTGATGTAGTATTAACTTATGATAGTAGAACTAGCTCTTATACAGCACAACTACAAGAAATTGTTAATAATACAATGATATATTCTTTTGGCCAGAAAGCAGTAAAGACTAATTCGGTTAATGTAACATCATTTCCATATAGAAATAGATCAGATACTATTACTTTTACTGCAGGTTCAACTGCTGCATTTTCTGTTCCAACCGGTGAAAGATTTTATGAATTAAGTGATGGTATATTAAGTCAAGTTCAAGCTTCTACATTTAATGTTATACCAACTTCGACTGGTTATTCTCCGGTATCATCTTTTAATCCTGGTACTGTTTCATGCAATACTACTTCTAATATTATTGTAGGAACAACTACAGATTTTCCTACTTATTATAAAGCGGGCGATGTAATTGCCATTGGTGGTCTTACTCCACATGATTTAAAATCAATTACAGCTGTTACTAATTCTACATATATGACTGTTCAAGGTAATTGCACTACAGCAAATACTACAGCTAATAATAGATTAGCATTTCCTGCTGGATTACCTATTCCATTCAATAGATCAAATAGATCTATTGAAATTAAGACATCTGGCACTGCTGCTAATTTAAATATCGGTAGTACAACTACCATGACGGTTAAAGTATATTATGATAGTGAAAAATATAGTGCAGCCGTTACTCCAATACAAAAATCAATTAAAAGAAATAAATTTATAAAGATTCAAACTAATACACATATAAGCGGTACAGCAGGACCATGGTGTCTTGGTGTTACTGATGTATTAAAGGTTAATGGTGTATGGATTTCTCCAAATAGTACTTATTCTAATACTACAATAAACTTAGTAAATTCATTTTCATTAGATAATGGACAGCGCGACTCGCATTATGATTTAGCATATCTTAAGTCGAAAGTTACATCTTTACCAGTAGATAGTACTATTTTAATATCTGTTGATCACTTTCAACATGATCAGACTTATGGTGTGGGATTCTTTACAGCTAATTCATATCCAATAGATGATGTAAATGTTGCTAATACAGACGCAATCAATACAGCTGAAATACCTTTATTCTTCTCGCCATCTAAGGGATCGACTTTCGATCTTAGAGATTGTATCGATTTCCGTCCATATGCTGCTAATACATCAACATCTACATCAGTAATTGCAACTGCAACAATTAATCCAAGTACTACAGTTACATTTTCTGGTACTCCAGATTCAAGTATTCCTGGATCTTTAGGTGCATATATAATTTCACCAAATAAAGGAATAAGAGCTGATTTAGAACACTATCTACCACGCAGAGATAGAGTTTCTGTAACTACTGGCGGACAACTATTAATAACAGAAGGATTATCAAATCCTTCACCTCGCGCGCCTATTGAGATTCCCGGAACAATGTCTCTTGGTATTGTTGATGTACCTCCATATCCTACACTATCTGCAGTAGGTGCTAAAACCTATAATAGATATGACTATGCCACTACAATTAATCTATCTCAGATTAAGCGTTATACAATGGCAGATATTGGTACGCTTTCAAATAGAATAGATAATCTAGAATATTATACTTCACTTTCTCTTCTTGAACAATCAGCAACTAATCTTCTTGTAAGAAGTGGCACATCAGGACAAAATAGATTTAAGAATGGTATTCTTGTAGATCCATTTAGAGGTCATGATATTGGTAATACTTTACATCCGCAATATTCAATCGCAATAGATCCAAATAGGCAGGAAGCTAGACCATTCTTTAGACAGTTAAATTTAAATCTAAGTGTAGATACAGCACTTAGCACTGGATATAAACAGCGCGGGCATCTAATTACTTTAAATCATACTGATGATACATTACTTCAGCAACAGCCATATGCATCTAAGTATCATAACTGTATTGAAGGTAATATCTACAACTTCAGAGGCAGTATATCACTATATCCTTCTGGTGATACACAGCCTGATACTACAGTTTCTCCAGCTATAGTCAATAATCTTGATTTAGCATCTAATTGGATTAATCTTGAAGCACAACAGGGCTGGGGAACATCTTGGGGAAATTGGGTAACTACTAGCTCAAGTGCTGCATATGGAAGTGCTTATCAAACTGGCGGAATTTCTTCTTCTGTAACTAATGCTGATGGCTCAACAACAACAGCATATCAGACACAGATAAATACTACAACTACTGCCAATCAAACAAAGACTGGTACACAACTTGGTCTTACAGAATCTAGCAGTGCTTTAAATCTAGGCGCTTATGTTACTGACATAAGTATTAAGCCATATATTATGCCTAAAGTAGTATTCTTTTCTGCTAAAGGACTAAGACCAAATACAAGAGTATATCCATACTTCGGTGACACTGCAGTTAGTAGTTTCTGTATGCCGTTATTTGTTTATACTGGTGTAGTAACAAATGTAAATAATATTAATAAAGCTGCCGATGGTAGTGTATTATATACTCTTAAAACTGCTGATGCTACAGGCAGTATTGTATATTCATATTATACACTAAATAACAATACATGGTCAAGTAATTTAATTGTACAATCTGATGGAACAGTGCGTGGATTATTTTCTATACCACCAGAAACATTTAAAGCTGGAGATATTCAGTTTAGACTTACAGATATATCAGATCTAACTCAGGGACAAAGTGCTATAACTACTGAAGCAGTAGCTACTTATGCAGGAAGCGGATTATCGATATCATATGGAAGTTCTATACTAAATACAAGAAATGCAACCGTAGCAATTAATGAAGTTACACAAAATCAAACTATTCAGACAAATGGTGTTGTATCGGGTCCACCAGTAATTATTACTTATCCACCGCCTCCGCCAGCACCCATTGAAGAATATATATGGTATACGCCATATTATTATAATGCATTTGATAATGGCGGCACTGGTGCCGCGGCCGGCGGTTCAGGTAATGGGAACCCTTAAATTTAAATCCTTTAAAAAGATATTAATTAAATGAAACCAATAGCTCAAACTTTCTTAGTATCCCAGCCTAATACTGGAATAGACGGTATCTTTTTAACTAAGATAAATGTCTATTTTAAATCTGTATCATCTTTATATGGTATTACATTAGAGATTAGAACAGTAGATAATGGATTTCCTACATCTAATAGAATTACAGGCGGCATATCTAGATTAGAAGCTGCTAATGTAACAGCATCAGATTCAGCTACTGCCGCCTCTACATTTACATTTGTATCACCACCATTTCTTCAGTCTAATGTACAATATGCAATCGTACTTATTCCAGACGGTGGCAATGATGAATATCAAGTATGGACTGGTGAATTAGGTGGTGTTGATGTAAATACACAAGCTCCGATATATACTAATAATCAGCTTGGAAATCTCTTTATATCATCAAATGATTTAGTATGGACACCAGTAATTACTGAAAGTATGAAGTATGATATGTATATTGCTAATTTTACTTCATCATCAGCATCTGTATATTTAAAACCTACTCCTACTGAGTTTATTAAAGTTAATAATGTTGTTGGAACTTTTTATAATACAGAAAAAATCTGGATATCTAACAATACTATTACAGGAGCAAATACCACTATAAACTCTACGATTGTAAGAGTTCCAAATACATCACTAACTACATTTGCTGCAAACTGCTGGATTTATGTGGCTACTACAGATAGATCAACAATTAATTTTAGACAAGTAAATACAGCAATTTCAAATACTACTGCTTTTACAGTTACTTCAAACATATCATTTACTTCTAGTAATTGCATAGTTGGTAGAATTGCTGGTAATGGTGCATTAAGCGGGCTATTAAGCACTCAGTCTCAGTATTATCCGCTTGAAGAGCTTGAATTAATTATTGAAAGTCCAAACGCAAATACAACACTTAACTTTGCAACGTCTGCTAATCAGTTTATATTTGGTACTCAGTCTAATGCATCAGCAAATATTGCTGCAATTGCAAACAAGCAATATGATAGTATAACACCACAAATTAATTTCATTAGACCAGCTCAAACTGCTATTACTGTATCATTTAAAGGTTACTCTAATAGTATGATAGAAGATTCAGCCATAACTACACTTCCAGGATTGCCAAATGAGTTTACTGATACAGAAAGACTTCTATTATCGCGAAGTAATTCTTTAGCAAATGCTACTATTGGCACTAACAATACTCTAATTGTAAAAGCTGATTTAAGCACATCAAATAATCTAACTGCACCTTTCATTGATAGACTTGGTACATCTGTAACTATTACATATAATCAAGCAACTGCACAAACACAACTTACTGGTTATCATTTAAATATTGCTAATACTACTGGTAAATTCCAGGTAGGAGAAACAGTAACTCAGGGAGCTGTCGGCGGCATTATTGATGAAGCTAATAATAGCTATGTTCGAATTAATTCAGCAAATTCGGCATTTGTACTTAATACTAATATAATTGGTGCAACTTCTACAGCTTCAGCAAACGTTACTACAGTAACATATTTTGATGAAACACTTGAAAATGGTTATTACAGTGCTTCTAGATATATTTCTAAAAATGTAGTATTAGCAGATAAACAAGATGCTGAAGATTTAAATTGTTATTTGACTGTATATAGACCAGCCGGAACACAATTTAATGTGTATGGTAAATTTCTAAACGGAGCTGATACTGATACATTTAATTCTAAAGATTGGTCAGTAATGGCTGAATTTGATCAAACATCAGCAGTATATAGTTCAGCTATTAATAGAGATGATACAGTAGAAGTTCAGTTTGGTCTTCCTTCTAGTGTACCAGTAGACTCATCTGGTGCTAATACATTTAGCAATACAACAATAAAAGTCGCTGATACTTCATTCTATACAGTTAATACATATATTTATATAGCAAATACTACTACGCATTTTAATGTAAGAAAAGTAAGTTCTATTGTGAATAATTCAACTATGATTGTATCATCTAATACTACTTTTTCAACTGCTAATGCTACGGTTGGTAATATACCAGGGCTTCAGTCTAGATTTGGTGCATTTTTATATGCAAACAATAATGGTATTTTAAGATATACAACTTCTACAGATGGTGTATATGATTCATACAAGACATTTGCTGTTAAAATTGTGCCTGTTACTAATAATTCTATTCTTGTTCCAATAATGAAAAATATGCGTTGTCTAGCTTTACAGATATAATATGAAACCTGATTTTTTAAAAATAAGAGATAATGATCATTTAATAAAGAATGCTAATACAAAAGCTATTCTTAATACAGATTCAAAAAGTTTGAATAAATATCGTGAAGAAAGAGATAAATTGATAAAGCTTTCAAAAGTTGTAGAAGATACTGATAAGCTTAAAGAAGATGTAGCAGAGATAAAAAATATGCTAAGACAGCTATTAGGGAATAAACAATAATGACTATTGCGGTTAGTAATACAACAAACACACAGTCGTTTGGAACATGGCTCGAAAGAACCAATCAAATAGCTCAAGTAATTTCATCAAATGCATTAACAGCAGATTCTACATCTTCTGGATCTGTAACTACTGGTAATGCTGTAGTAAATGGTTTCTTTTCTGCCAATACTTTAGCAATAAATGGTTCTCTTAGAGGCGGAACAATATCAACGCCAGCAGTTATTAATATTTCATCAAATGCAGTATTTGTAAATGGATCATTACAAATATACGCTAATTCTTTATCAACGAATGTGGTAATAGGTAGCAATGCTTTATTTTCTGCTAATGTTTATATTACTGGTAATCTTAGTGTAACTGGTGCTGCTACTTTCTCTAATACTATAGCAGTAACTGGTGCTGCTACTTTCTCTAATACTATAGCAGTAACTGGTACTAGTACTCTTACTGGCGCAGTGGTAATGTCTAATACTGTATCAGCCACTGGTGCTGCTACTTTCTCTAATACTACTTCACATATTGGCGCTGCTACATTTAATAATACTATAGCAGTAACTGGTGGATCTACTTTAACTGGCGCAGTGGTAATGTCTAATACTGTATCAGTCACTGGTGCAGTGGTAATGTCTAATACATTAACAGTAGCTGGTGGCAGTACTCTCACTGGTGCAGTGGTAATGTCTAATACTGTATCAGCCACTGGTGCAGTAGTAATGTCTAATACATTAACATTAACTGGTGCTGCTACATTTAATAATACTATAGCAGTAACTGGTGGCAGTACTCTTACTGGCGCAGTGGTAATGTCTAATACTGTATCAGCCACTGGTGCAGTTACGTTTTCTAATACCATAGCAGTAACTGGTATTAGTACTCTTACTGGCGCAGTGGTAATGTCTAATACTGTATCAGCTACTGGTGCAGTTACGTTTTCTAATACCATAGCAGTAACTGGTGGATCGACTTTAACTGGCGCTGCTACTTTCTCTAATACTACTTCACATATTGGCGCTGCTACTTTCTCTAATACCATAGCAGTAACTGGTGGCAGTACTCTTACTGGCGCAGTGGTAATGTCTAATAC